TAGAGTTGACTAACGGAAACCGCATGGTATACCATTGCTTTGAAGTTTGCAACGGTCTAAACTTTGAAACATGCGGGAGATCAAAAATTTTAGAGCGCGACATAGAGAGATACCTGGTGCGCCGGGTGAAGGACATCGGTGGCGTGGCGTACAAGTTTGTCTCGCCCTCGAACCGTGGCGTGGCCGACAGGTTGGTGGTGCTGCCGCAAGGCGTGGTGTGGTTTGTTGAGGTGAAGAAAGAAGGCGGTCGCCTGTCGACGCTCCAGAACATCTTCATCGCAGAGATGCAAAGACTACAGCAGAACGTGCGTGTGGTCTGGTCGAAGGAAGACGTGGACGATCTTATCAAGGAGATGCAATCGTGAGCTACGAAGAACAGCGAGCAATTTTGATTCAGTATTTGCAAGTGATGATCGCACGGTGCGACTGGCACGGCGTCGCGGACGTGGCGATGGACCTGCGCGAGATGGAAGCCGAACAGCGTGGTGCGAAATGAACCGAGACGACATCCTGAAGATCGCTGCCGAGGCCGGAGCGTTTTGGGAGCTATCGGAGACGCCAGAAAAGGATCTTGCCTTTCTGATGCGCTTTGCAGAGCGTGCCATCCGCGCCGCCATCGAGCAGGCTGAGAAGCGCCAATGGGTCGAGCTTACAGACGACGAAGCACGTGCGCTGGTTAATCGCGCCACTTTTGGCGACAAAACAAACTGGCAGGCGCTGGTTTATATGGTCGATGCAAAGCTAAAAGAAAAAAATGCGGCTTAGACCCTACCAAGACGAAGCCGCAGATTTCTTGTTCGCCAACGACCGCGCGATGATCCTCGCGTGGGTTGGTGCAGGCAAGACAGCGACCGCGCTCACGGCTATGAAGGCGATGCTCGACGAGCGGCACGCTCGGCGCTTTCTTGTGCTCGCGCCGCTGCGGGTCGCGCAGTCGGTCTGGCCAGCAGAAGCGGCACTTTGGGCGCTAGGTCTTGAGATCGCAGTGGCCGTCGGCTCGCCCGGTCAACGGGCGCGAGCGCTTGCGTCCAACGCGCCAGTGGTTGTGACCAATTACGACAACCTGCTGTGGCTGTCGGAGCAAAAGCTCAACTTCGATGCGGTCGTGTTCGACGAGCTGACGCGGCTTAAGAACCCATCAGGCAAACGGTTCAAGGCGCTGCACAAGGTCATCGAGCCCATGCAGATCCGCTGGGGGCTGACCGGCAGCTTCACCAGCAACGGCCTCGAAGACGTCTTTGGTCAGTGCAAGATCGTCGACCAGCAGATGCTGGGCCGCAGCAAAGGCGCCTTCTTGCAGCAATACTTTCACTGCGTCAACCGTGACTTCGGCGACTACGTGCCGCTACCAGGCGCGCTTGAGGCGGTCATGCAGCGCATCCGTCCGTGGACGTACGTGCTGGAATCGCACGAGTACCGCGACACGCTACCGCCGCTTCACACGTTACCGATCAAGCTCCAGATGCCTATGGAGCCCTACAAGACGCTCAAACGCGAGATGGCGCTCATCTACCCCAACGCCGAGGTCATCGCCGCCAACGCGGCTGCGGTGACGTCCAAGCTCCAACAGATGAGCGCTGGGTTTGTCTACGACACGGCCCGACAAACCGTCTGGCTGTCAGACCACAAGCTCGATGCGGTCGCGGACCTGCACGCCGAGAACCAGCGAGCACCGATGCTGGTCTGGTATCAGTTCAAGGCCGAGCTTGCCGGGCTACAGGCGCGCTTCCCGCGTTTGCAGACGCTCACCAACGACGACTCGATCGCGCGGTGGAACGCGGGGCAGATCGAGATGCTGGCGGTTCACCCTGCGTCTGCCGGCCACGGGCTCAACCTGCAAGGGCAATCGCGCATGGTGTGGATGTCGCTGCCGTGGTCGCTGGAGCTTTACGAACAAGCGGTCGGTCGGCTGCACCGAGGCGGTCAGCGCCATGACGTGCTGAACTATGTGCTCACGACCGAGGGCACGGTGGATGAAACGATTTGGAAGGCTTTACATGAGAAACGAGAGGTATCTGATATGGCACTAGAGGCGCTCAAATGAACCGATGGACTGAACAGCTAAAGGCCGCTCGGGCCGAGGCGCGCATACGGCAGCGGGAGTTCAACGCCGCCCAGCGCGCGCTTAACCGGGTGCTTGCGGAGATTGCAAAACTGGAGAAGCGAATTGAACTGGCGCGAACTGCAACGAAGGCTTAATCAACTAACGGAGAGCGAACTATGGCAACTGATCGAAGCGGAACTGGCAGGCAAGAAGCGTGTGTCTTTGATCGAGCGGATGCATATGCGGGCGGCAGCATTACGCACTACCCGCGAGAGGCTGGATCTCTTGAAACGTGCGACGCAATCTACGCCGTAGGCGTGGCGACCGACGTGCAGAAGACGTGGCGCCGGTACGGTTGGGTGCCGCCGTCGGAACTTCCCGAGTACCATGACAAGTGGGCACGCGCCCAACAACCCACACGCATATCGGAGGTCGGACGTGGTTGATTACAGCGAAGGCTATTTAAACTTGAAGCAGATCGTGGACGAGATTTGGGAGGCGATGATGGCCAACGATCCCACTCGCGCACGTGACCTGTGCGCAGCGGTCGTCGTCGAGGCGCGGATGTTGCGCCATCAGATTGGAATCCAGCATGACAGCAGCAACCAAAGTTGAGCGGTACTTGAAGGACCGCAAGACGCCCGTAACGCCCAAACAGATTGCGGATTACTTTCTCTACAGCCACGCAACCGTCAATAAGGCACTCAATGATCTCGAACAAGCAGGCAAAATCGCGCGCACCCAACAGCGCACCTGGCACATCTGTCGCATGGCCGTTCCCCCGCCAGCCGCTCCCGCACCAGCCGAACAGCGTGCCACCTACGACCGACCGATGCTCAACTCGTACCCGCACGCACGCGGATATGATGACTGAACTGGGAGAAGCTAAATGGTAGACATGGTGAACCACCCGCCGCACTACACACGCGGCGGCGTGGAATGCATCGACGCGCTCGCGTCAGCGACCGCAGGGCTGGAAGGGCTTGATGCGGTTTGCACCGCCAACGCCATCAAATACTTGTGGCGCTGGAAACAGAAGAACGGTGTTGAGGACTTGCGGAAGGCTCAGTGGTATATCAACAAGCTCATTGAGACATCTGTAGTGCCGCAGCCCGACCTTCTTCGACGCGCCGTGCCCAGCCCCGGCCAAACGTGGGCCAAGTGGGTAGCGTCTGAAGATAGACAAGACGATTGTCTTGGAACTTGTTGATGACGTCAGACGCCGGCGTGGCAGCGACGGCCTTGAGGGTCATGGGGCCGATCGCGCCGTCCGGCGTTGCACCGATTGCTTCTTGCAAGAGCTTGGCCGCGCGGCCTGGGCCTGAGTTGATGGCGGTATCGAAGACCACGTAGTCGACGCCCGCCGGCAGATCGTCGGCGCGCACCTTATCCCAATAGCGCTCCTTGTAGAGCGGCGCCACGTCGCTGGGCTGGAGAGCGCGCATGTCCTGCTCGGTCACGGGGCGACCGCACCACTTCTCCCACGTCGCCTTGGTGCAGCCGTGGTTAGTGATGCCGCCGGGATCGGACGGGTGGTTTACGTAGCCACCCTCGTGATGCAGCACAGCCGCCAGCGCCCGCTCCCAGTTCTCTTTCATTTCTTGCTCTCGATCGTCTCTTGCTTAGCCTTGCTGCCGGCGCTGCTGCCAAAGAAGAAGTTGAGGATTGTGGCCACTACGGTCGCCAAGATGAAGCCCAGCACCGTGTCGGCAAAGCGCACGTTGTCGGTGGGGATCGTCACCATCGTAATCATAAAAATGTAGCTCGCTGCGACCAGCGACCAGAAGGTCGCCAGCACGTAGACGAACGATCTGCTGATGCCGTTGCCGTTGATGAGCGCCGCGATCTGCATCGCGCGGGCGTCTGCCGTGTTCTTGTTCGCCTGCTCGACCATGAATTCTTCATGCTGCATCGCGCGTTCGCGCAGGCGCGTGATGTCCTCGGCGTTCATGTCGGGCTTGAGTTCAACACCCGTCTTCTCCTGCACGTAGTCGAGCCCCTTGTCCACGACCGCTTGCGCGACCTTGGGCAGATTGTTCTGGATGAGGGTAGATACGATACCAGCGACGATGGGTAGCATCAGTAACTAACCTCCGCAAGGGCCAACATCAGGACGGCCATGTAGTTCATTTCGGCCACCTGTCGACGATGAACATGACGATGTGAAAGAGAATCAGCGCGCCTGTGGCCACGACGACGGCGATCAAACCTGCGTCACTTGCGTTCTTGATAAACTTCTTGCGCCGCCTGATCTGTTCGTAAATCATCTTCTCGCGCTGCTCTTTGATGCGCCGCCGCATCTGTACAAATTCAACGTAGCCATCGCGGCCAAGGTGCTGGAGCGGTCCGTAGTGGAACCAGTGGTACAGCGTCTTTT